TCAGCATTCGCTATAGCAGCAAAGGCAGCAGGTGCACTCTCAATTGGTGCAGGTTCTGGTTATATGGGTGGAGTTGGTATGCACGTTGATATTGCTCCAGGTAATACAGTATTAATTACATCAGCTAAATATTGGGGTTCAGGTGGTAGATCTGCTAATGCTCCAACCTGGTTAGTAGGTGTAATGTCATAATGGCTAAAGCATGTAGAACAACAGATTTAATATCAATTCATGAATGTGGAGTTATACCATTTGCAACAGGGGCATCTATTGATGTATTCATAGAAGGGCTTGGTGCACATAGAGTAGACGATAATAACTCTGCTCATCCTTCAGTACCTGAATCGAGTGGTTGTACTCCTCATGTTACAACGTTATCCTCTGGTTCGCCAGATGTTTTTGTCAATGGAAAAGCCCTGGCCAGAGTAGGTGATTCATATGGCTGTGGCATCGAATTAACTTCAGGTGCTAGCACAGTTTCCGCTAATTAAGGTTATAAATAACAGTATGGCAATTACACAATCAAACATAAGTGCTCGTAAAAAACCTTACGCAGACTTTGACTTTCCTTTTAAGAAGCATCCTGTAACAGGTGACCTTCCTATTAAGCGTGATGTCGAAGCTGTGAAACAGTCAGTGCGTAATATCTTACTCACAAGACGAGGAGAGAAATTCTTTGATCCAGATTTTGGTGGCTCTTTAACCGAATATCTTTTTGAAAACTTTGACTCAGTTGTTGAAGCGGAAATGGAACAAAGAATTATTGGTACTCTAAGGAACTATGAGCCAAGAGTAAAAGTTTTAAACGTACGTGTTGAAGATTTATCTTATCGCAATGCACTAAGTTTAAATTTAGAAGTACAAATCTTGTCACCAGAAGATGTGACAACGAACATAGAATTCATTATTGAGAGGCTCAGATAAATGACTGATACTAACCGCCTTACGGTTGCAGAGATGGATTTCGATACCATCAAAACAAACCTGAAAGCATTCATGAAAGAGCAATCCACTTTTGAAGACTACAACTTCGAAGGATCTGCTTTAAGTTCAATGCTTGACGTTATGGCATACGTAACACATTATAACGCAGTCAATGCAAACTTTGCTATCAACGAAACGTTTTTAGACTCTGCTAGATTACGTCCTTCAGTAGTATCACACGCTAAAATGCTTGGTTATACTCCTCGCTCATCTTATGCAGCTGTTGCATATCTTACTATTAAAGTAAATTCTCCTACTGGTGTCACGGACTCTGATGGAAATTATCTACCTTTAACAATGGTAAAGGGTACAGTATTTACTTCTACAATCGACGGTGTGGCTTACAAGTTTGTTAACGATCAAACAGTCACAACTACACGAGATGCTGACGGCGAATATATCTTTACTAACATTAAAGTATTACAAGGTTCTTATAAAAGTATTGAATACGTTTACGATTCATCTTCTGCAGAATCATATGTAATACCATTTGATAACGCAGTAACATCAGAGCTTACAGTTAAGATTAAAGCTTCTGATTCAAACGCAGCAATTGAAACCTTTGAAGCTGCTCTTAACTTAACAGTAGTTACATCTACTTCTGAAGTATACTTTCTTGAAGAGCATCGCACTGGATTCTTTGAAGTTAAGTTTGGAGATGGTGTATTAGGTAAGAAATTAGATAACGGTAATATCATTCAACTTGAAACATTAGTTACAAACAACGCTGATGCAAACGGTGCATCTGTATTTGCTCTTTCTGGAACGATTAACGGCAATTCAAACGTAACACTTACTGTTGTACAAAAAGCAGCTGGTGGTTCTGAGAGAGAAGATTTAGAATCTATTAAGTTTAACGCTCCGTTATCATATGTTTCTCAGAATCGTGCAGTGACACCAGATGATTATAAAACTATCATCCAGAATAACTATGCTAACATAGATGCTATATCAGTCTGGGGCGGTGAAGATAACGATCCACCAGATTACGGTAAAGTTTATATCTCTGTTAAACCTAAGGATGCTGAGGTACTTACTGATGCAGATAAGACTCTCATCATTTCTCAGTATTTAAAACCTAAGAACGTGGTTTCGATTACTCCTACTATTATAGATCCACAATATACTTACGTTTATATGGATGTGTTCTTTAAGTATAATCCTAACGTGACTGCTCTTTCTTCTGATGCACTTGCCGCTGCAATTCGTGAGGTTATTCGTACATATAATACTGACCAACTAAAACGTTTTGATGGCGTATTCCGGTTTTCAAACATTAATGCTAAGATAGATGAAACAAGTATTGCTATCTTAAACTCAGTTGTTAGAGTTAAGATGAAGAAGCGTATTGTTCCTGCAACGACAGCTGAAGCGAAGTATAATGTAACTTACTCATCTCCGATTTATAACACGAACTCTACCAGTCAGATAATTACATCGTCTGAGTTTGTTCATAATGGTAATACAGGTTGTACTCTCAGAGATCGTGTTGATGAAGAAGGTACACGTAGGCTTCAGATCGTTCAAGGCACTGGTACTACTGAAGTGATTGTAGTGAATAATGCTGGTACGATTACTCCTACATCTGGTAAGCTATCATTTACCGCAGCGTTTGATTCGTTCACTGGAACATATATAGAAATTACAGCTTCCCCTGATTCAAATGATCTTGCACCTAAGAGAAACGAACTACTAACTATTTTAGTAGATGAGTGTGAAATCGAAGGTGAGGTTGATACAATGATTACTGGCGGTACTTCAGCTGGTGTCGCTTACACTACTACTGCAAGGCATGAATAATGACTAATGATTCAACTAAAGTAGACATATCCTCGTTGATCTCGGACCTAGTCCCTGAACACATCAACCAGTCATATCCCGACTTTATTGAGTTCTTAGAGCTATTTAATAAGTATCTAGTATCTGAGAACCGTGCATCTCACTATGTTAACCGTGTTTCTAATCAAAGAGATATAGATTTAGTTGAAGAAACGTTTTTAACTAACTTACAACAAGAGATCGGCATTTCTGTACCTCGTACATTTGCCGCTGATCCTCGTTTATTTTATACGAAGCTTGTACAGTTCTATCAATCACGTGGTACTCCTGATTCTATCACATCGTTCTTTAACATATTGTACGATGATGAAGTTGAAATCTATTTTCCTAAAGAAGATATGTTTGTTCCCTCTGACAATCCATGGACAGACTTCTCTGCAGATGTTACTGCTAACCCTAGCGTATATTCTCCTTCTCTTACATATACGGTTTCAGGTACTACTTCAGAAATCACGGGACAAGACGATAATAGTTTTTGGTTATGGTATGATGTGCCAATCATATTTGTTAACGGTACACTAAATAATAATTGGAAGTCAAGCACTTACTATAGAACGTATGGTAGCGAAGATCCAGACGCTGATGACGCTATCACACAGACACTTGCATATAAATTAACGTTTAGTCCTGCACTTGCAGATGCAGATGTTGTTAAGATATACCGTTCAGGTTCAGGTGCAACTTCACGTTCGTATGTTTCAGACGATAAGAAAATTCAAGATTCTTACAAGTATCAAAAGTTCTCTTATATTCTTAAAACTGGTGCTAACATTGACCAGTGGAAAAACGCATTTAATCGGTTGGTTCACCCAGCGGGTTTTATATTCTTTGGTGAGATTCTTCTCTTCATTGAAATTTTAGAAAAAAATAGGGCAGATACTGTTTCGCCCTTTATTCAACCAGGTTTACAACTTGGTGCTGGTCTTCCAGTTCCGATTATTATACCTCCAGTAGAGATCAATGCTCAGGCTATTGCAACTCGATCTGGACATGGTGTGTTAAGTTCACATCTTGGTTATACTGCTGATCTTGCGACTGTCTACTTTATTGAAGGCATTGTAAATGATAACACAAGACAGTCTAATCATTTAGGACCTAAACAATACCTTGAAGATTTAAAATTCTTGTTACCGAATCCTGTATCTAATTTCTCAGATTACACTATTCTAAACGCTATAAATAAAGCAATAGATATTAACGCGACAGCTGAAATAACTATCTCGTAAAGAACAAACATTTAATAGGAGTCAAAATCAATGGCCGCCATTGTTACACAAAACTTTAGGCTAAGAGCTGCAAAACAGTTTGTAGCTGATCTAACCGAAGCGGCGAATAATTATTATTTGTTTGTTGGTCGCTCAGCAACGTGGACTGATGATACTACACCAGACGCGCCTTACGATAATACTCATTCACATACTACAGACGTATGGCAACATATGATGTCACTTAAGAAATTAGCTACTACTGATTTGCAGTTCGCTGCACCTCGTTACCAGTGGATTTCAGGTACGACATACAATGAATATGACGATCGTGATTCTACACTTGAATCTAAAAAGTTCTATGTCATTACTGATAACAACCATATTATGATTTGCTTAAAAGCTGGTCCTGGCGCATCTACTACTAACCCAGATAACTCTGGTGTTACTACTGCAGGCGTTATTGATTTCAGTGCATCTGATGGTTATATTTGGAAATACTTGTATACGTTGTCAACAACAGCTGCTAACAAGTTTTTAACTTCTGCATTCATTCCAATGAATGACATTACCAGCAACCCTGGTGGTGCAGCAGCTCAAGCCCTTCAAGATCAGTGGGCAGTTAAACAGGCAGCAATAGATGGTGCGATTTATAACATTAAAGTTATTAACGGTGGCACTGGTTATTCTGCATCTGATACTTTCACAGTGACAATTACTGGTGACGGTGCTTCAGCTGCTGTAGTAGATGCTAACGTAACAGTTGCTGGTGGTGTAATCACTAAGCTTCTTGTAAGTACTCCAGGAACTGGATATTCTAAAGCAAAGGTTGTAATTACATCAGATGGTTCTGGCTCTGGAGCAACAGCTCGAGCAGTAATTGGTCCTAAGAATGGATTTGGTTACGATGCACGTCAAGATATGCGAGGACATTATATCACTGTTAATGCTTCTTTGACTGGTAACGAGAACGATACATTTATTACTGGCAACGAATTCCGTCAGCTTGGTATCATTCGCAACCCATATAACTTTGGCACATCAACAGTATCTACTGGCGGATCATTACGCGCAACATACAGTTTGACTTTATCAGGACCACCTGCAGCTGGTGAGTTCCTTAATGATTCTGTGATTGTTGGAAGTTCATCTGCAGCATTAGGTGTTGTTGATGATTATGATGCAACTAACGGTATAGTATATTATCATCAAAATGAAACTACAGGATTTGGCACTTTCACTGTTTCAGACAATGTTAAGATCAACGGCACTAGTAATACAGCACGCAACGTCACAGCGGTAGGTAACCCTGGAGTTGAACATGGTTCAGGTGAAGTTATCTTCGTTGAAAACCGTACTGCTGTTAACCGAGCTGACGATCAGATTGAAACAGTAAAACTCGTACTTGAATTCTAAGGAAGAAAATAATGGCAATTAAGTTTAACGTAGATCCATACTACGATGACTTTCTGAAGGCAGGGGCCGATGGCCTCTCTCCTCAGGAAAAATATAATAAGGTACTCTTCCGTCCAGGAATTGCTGTGCAAGCACGAGAGCTTACTCAGCTTCAATCGATTCTTCAAAACCAGGTTACTCAATTCGGTAATCACATGTTTAAAGAAGGTTCGCTTGTAATTCCAGGCGGTAACTCTTATAACAACAACGCTAACTATGTTAAGCTGTCTGCTACTAACGCTGCTACTGTAGGCGATGCACTCAATGGTAAAATGGTTGCGAATGCCGATGGCCTTCGTGGTAAAATCATTAAAGCTGTTGCTGCCACAGGATCTGATCCAGATACATTTTATGTGGTTTATCAGAATTCTAACGGTGCGACTAATGCTAATAAGGTATTTAGTTCATCTGATTCTTTAACCGAAAAGGTATGGAACTCTGGCACTTCTTCTTATGACACTGGCACACTTACAGCAACTGTTGCTTCATCTGCTGCAACAGGCGAAGGTGCATTTATTCAAGTTGAAGAAGGTGTATACTTTATACGCGGACATTTTGTCATTGTTAAAGCTGATATACTTATACTTTCAAAGTATACTAATAATGTTTCTCTTGATGTTGGTTTAGAAATTACTGAGGCTGTGACAACTGCAGCTGAAGATGATACTATGAACGACAACGCTACTGGTTCTCCTAACTATGCAGCTCCTGGAGCTCATCGTTATTCGATCAAGACTGTGCTTAAGACACAAGCGAACTACGGCTCTACAATAGAAAACTTCTTATTGTTACTTCGTGTAGTTTCTGGTGATGTGCAAAAGCAAGTTCGTACATCAGATTATTCTGTAATAGAAGATACATTAGCTCGTCGTACTTATGATGAGTCTGGTGATTACACTGTTAGGCCTTTCCGTGCAACGATGAAGGAAGACACTGACGTTAACTCTCCAGGTGATGCAACTAAATTGGTTGCTGCGATTGAGCCTTCTAAAGCATACGTTCGTGGATATGAAATTCAAACATTATCTACTACTAACCTATCAGTTAATAAAGCTCGTGAAGCTGCATTGTTTGAAGGTGCTTCTGTATCCTCACTTATTGGCAACTACATTAACCTATTAGCTTCTACAGTTACTGGTCTACCTGATATAACTACATTCGGTCAGATTGAATTAAGAAGTTCGACAGGCGGTGGTGGTTCTATCATCGGGTATGCACGCGCACGTAGTATTGAAAAGGATGGCAACAACTATAAGTTATATTTGTTTGACGTTCTAATGAACACCAATCAAACGTTCTCTTCTGTTAGATCTGTTAAGGTTGGAACTACATTTGCTGGTAACTTGGTTTTACTTAATAGTAAAGCAGTTATAAATGAGCCTATTAATAATACCGCAGTGTTTGCATTACCATTCGATCGTGTTAAAACATGCGATGACGGTACTGGCGATTTTAACTACGTGTATTTCTCTAATAAGAGATTCTCTCCAGATACAGTTTCTGGTGGTGAAGCTACATTTACTACTACCGGTTCTACTGAATTATTTGAACCATTTGATAATGACAACTGGATTTTAGTTGTTACATCTGGATCAAGTGCAGGTACTATTGTTGCAGTATCATCTGGTGATGTAAGCATCGCAGGTAACTCACAATCAGTAGACATCTCTGGATTAACATCGTATAACGGTGATACAGTAACTTTGGTCGCAGGAATTAAGAAAACTCTTGATCACGATTCTAAATCATTGACAACATCTGGTTCTCAGAACGTTCATCAAGTAGCGTTTACAGGACAGTCTACGATCGAAGCTGGTGTTTTAGCTTTAGGCAAAGCCGATGGTTATCGTCTACTTGCAATCTATATGTCTCCTAGCTTCTCTACCTCAGCAACTAATGCTCATACCGATGTTAAGGAATACTACAACTTTGATAATGGTCAGACAGATAACTTCTATGGTATATCTAAGGCAACTATCAAGCCTGGTACAAACTTTGTTCCTACTGGACGCTTACTTGTTAAGTATGAGTATTTCACTCATGACGGAACAGGCGATTTCTTCTCAGTAGATTCATATTCTGGTTTGACTGATGATGATGGCGATACAGTAACATATGAGGATATTCCTTCATACACTGTTAAATCAAGTGGTAAAGTTATAGAGCTTCGTTCAGCTATTGATTTTAGACCTCGTGTATCAGATGCTGGTGGCAACTTCACTGGAACTGGTGCTGTTGTTAAACTGTGTCCTGAACCTGCTACTACATTTACTACAGACATTCAATACTACTTGAATCGTCGCGATAAAGTATTCTTAGATAAGAATGGTACTTTCGGAGTTATTGAAGGTGTTTCTTCTCTTAATCCTGAATTGCCAGATGATCCAAAAGATGCAATGGTATTGTATCAATTGCTAGTGCCTGCTTATACTCTTAAGCCATCTGATGTTGAAATCACGGTGCTTGATAACAAGCGTTATACCATGAGAGATATTGGTAAGATCGATCGCAGAGTTAATACTTTAGAATACTATACTGCATTATCATTCTTAGAAAAAGAAGCGTCTGATCGTCAAGTTGTTGATTCAACTGGTGCACTACAACGATTTAAGAATGGCTTTGTTGTTGATTCATTTAAGTCATACAATGTTGCAGATGTTATTTCTCCTGAGTTCAAGGCAGCAATAGATCCTGATCAAGGTATCTTACGGCCTCAGTTCTCACAAGAATCAACACGTCTTCGATTCGATTCAAGTGCTTCTTCTGGTGTAGTTCAAACAGGTGATCTAGTAACTTTACCATACACAAGCGTTGCGTTAGTTAAACAAGAACAAGCTTCTTCTCTTATTAACGTCAACCCTTACGATGTGTTTACATGGTCTGGATCTCTTGACCTCTCTCCTTCATCAGATGAATGGCGTGATGTTAGTCGTCGTCCTGCAGTAACCATTGATAACTCTGGTGTTACGAATGCTATGTTAGATCAGTTAAATGAATCTACTGCATTCGGTACTGTATGGAATAACTGGCAGACACAATGGTCTGGAACACAAACACAAACTGGTAACTGGATAACTCAAGGCCGACGTAATACTAGAACTATAACAACTACTGATTCTAGTAATCAAACTCGTGTGGGTACAAACAGCGCTTTAGCATGGTCTACTCAGGTAGATTCTCAAGGTGATCGTGTAGTGTCAATTGATATTATACCATTCATTCGCTCTCGTCAGATTTCATTCCGCGCAGTTCGTATGAAGCCAAATACTAGAGTATATGCATTCTTTGATGGTGTTGATGTATCAGCATTCGTACGTGAAGAATCTTCTTATACCTTATGGTCTAATAACGATACTTCAGTTGTTACAGGACAGAATGCGATTACCGCTCATCCAAGTACAGCAGGCCAATTGATTACAGACGGTGCTGGCTACATAACTGGTTCGTTCTTTATACCTAACAATAGTGCTACGACGTTTACTACTGGTTCTAGAGTATTCCGACTAACTGATTCAACTACAAATGCTACGACTAATACTACAGAAGCTGAAGCTTCATATAGTGCTACCGGATTAATTGATACTGTTGAAGAAGTCTTCTTGTCAACACGTACTCCTCGAGTTGAGAGAAGTGCAGTAAATGATGATCGTGTTATTATTACTAACACACGAACTGAAACACAGACAGGTTGGTCAGATCCATTGGCACAGTCATTCTTAATTGATGAAACTGGTGGAGCATATATTACGAAGGTTGATATGTTCTTTGGTACTAAGGACGATAATATTCCAGTGACGTTACAGATTCGTGAAATGGTTAATGGTTATCCATCTCCTCGAGTAGCGCCATTTGGTGAAGTTGTTCTGAATCCTACTAGCGTTAATATATCTGCAACTGCAGCGACTGCTACAACCTTTACATTCGAATCTCCTGTATTCTTACAAGAGAATGTTGAATATTGTGTTGTGTTACTTGCTAATACTAATAAATATAAAGTATGGCATGCAGTGATGGGTGAAGAAGATTTAAGCGGTGTTAAGATTAACAAGCAACCATACGCTGGTGTATTGTTTAAGTCTCAGAACGCTGCTACATGGACAGCTGATCAGAACGCTGATCTTAAGTTTAATATTCACCGTGCTGAGTTTACTATTGGAGCAACTGCCAATCTAGTTCTTAAGAATAATGAACCTGAAAAAGCTAGCTTACAGTATGATCCATTTAAGTGTACTTCTGGTTCTGCGATTGTTAGAGTATCTCATAACAACCACGGATTCTTTAAGCATGCAACTATTAATTCGAGCGTAACGATTTCAGGTGTTGCAACAGCGATACACGGTATTCCTGCTGCTCAATTAAATGCTACTCACGTAGTAAGTGGAGTAGAGCAAGATTCATATACCATCACAGTTGCAACTAGCGCTACATCAACAGGTATTGGAGGTGCAGCTACGATAGATGCTACAGATAATAGAGCGTTCCAAGCGTTCCAAACTAATATTCAACAAGTCTTATTGACTGGAACGAATATTACTTGGGCAGCTAAAACCTCATCTGGTCTAGGACTTATGGAAACATCTCGTACTCCTTATGTAGTTGATTCAGCATACTCTGCGATCATACCTAATGAGACAATGTACACAAGTACTACACGAGTTATTGCTACTACTGATAACAAGAATGTTCCAACGTTCCTTGCACGCGCTGCGTTTACTTCAACACGAAGTAACTTATCTCCTGCAATAGATCTTGAAAGAGCATCGGTTGTTACTATTGGTAATCGCATAGATCGACCTGTAGCATCAACCACCGCAGGCTTTAACGTTGTTGATGGATTTGTTGCTGAAACAACTGCAGCCGTTGGTTCTGCTCTTGCTAAGTACGTTACAAAAACTGTGTTACTAAATGAAGCTTCCTCTACATTGAAAATCTTTATAGATGTTGCTCGTCCAAATAACACGGAGTTTGAAGTGTATTATAAGACAGGTGCCGATGAAACTGAAGTAAATGATGCATCATGGGTATTAGCAACTCCAGATAATATTATTCCTGTTAGTGATACTGGAACGTTTAGTGAAGTTGAATGGACGATTGATCCTGCCATAGACTTTAAAGCGTTTACTACCAAGCTCGTCATGAAGTCTGAAAACCCTGCTCTAGTACCTGAAGCATCAGCATTCAGAGCTATAGCATTAGTATAATGGATGGCGAACGCTATATTCCAGTTAACGAGAGTCCCGGTTTATTCCGGGATTCTCAGTCTGGTGCTATTATAAATATGGATAGATCTGGTGCACAGAAAGCACGGGATGCTCGTAATGAACATCTTAGAAAAGAAACAGAGATGCAAGAGCTAAAATCTGAAGTAAAAGAGATTAAAGGCATCTTACAACAACTATTAGAGAGACTTTAAATGGCTATTGTTAATACCACAACCGCTAATACGTTTGACGAGTGGCGTATTGGAACAAATGAGCTCGGTAGTCAGCTAGGAGATGTAAGTGGCAGCGTATCAAACAATGCCACTACTACGTTTACAGGCCAAACAGGTGTTAATGCAAATGATTTTGTAGGAACAGCTGCGACTTTCACTATCACAAATACCGCGGGTGTTTACTCGGTCGCTATAACCCAAGCAGGTACTGGTTACGAAGTTAATGATACCGTGGTTATTAAAGGTTCTGATATTGGTGGTGTAGATACTACTAACGATGCGACTATCACAATCACTGCACAAACCGGTGGCAATATCACTGCAGCAACAGTTGCAGGTACTGAATCAGCTCAACTTGCTGCAGAATTTAGATTGGTTCAAGACTTTGTTGAACCAACACAAACATTAACTACTACTGCAACAACTCTCGCTGATGCTATTAATGAACATGAAGCTAACCTTGGCTCTATGTCTTTTACAACTACAGGTACTAATGTAACTGCAGCAATTAATGAGCTTGATGCTTTACAAGGTAATACATCGATTTCTTCTGTAGCATCTACTATAACTGGTGCTATCGTTGCACATGAATCAGATATTGGTGCGGTAGGAAGTCTTAACACTTCTGCTTCTAATTTAGTTGCTGCTGTTAATGAAATCAAAGTAACGGCTGATGACGCACAATCTGAAATCGGTGGCAATATGTCATCTGCCTATTCAGGTGATGATACTACTATCATCTCTGCCTTGAATAACTTATATTCAGCAAGTAGTGTATCAACATTGAACGCTGAATATTTACGTCGTGATGGCGTAGGTGATATGCAAGGCCTGGTCACTCTTGATGATCTAGGCATCTCATCTGGCTCAGATAACATGTTAATCAAAACCGGTGCATCTGATGTAACTCGCATAACTGTGAGTGCTTCTAACGGTAACATCGGTATAGCTAAAGCTCCTGGAACATACAAGTTAGATGTGCTAGGTTCTGCGAATGCTACGACTCTACGATACGGTGGAGAAGATACTGATACTCGTTACCTACGCGCAGGCGGTGGAGCAGGCGGTGTTACAGCTATTAGCGTTGGCCTTGATCTTCAAGGTGCTAATACAATTAGTGGTGACCTTACAATTGGATCTGAATTAGTATTTGATGCTAATGGTTATACATTCACAGAATGGAACCAAGATCTTGTAGGAGCTATGGTTACTGGTAACTCAGAAAGCGGTGGTATCTCTGCAGTATATAATGATAGCACTGGTAAACTAACATTAGCAATTGCAAACAACGCTCACTCTCATACCTCGTCTAATATATCAAATTTTACTGAATCGGTTCAAGATACTGTCGGCGCAATGATTAGTGGTAACAGTGAATCTGGAATAACAGTTACATATACAGATTCAAGTGGAAAGCTAAATTTCAATGTAGATGATTCTGTTATAGCATTAACTGGTGCAGTTACCGGTTCTGCTACAATGACTAACTTAGGCAATGTAACTATTGCTACTACTCATACCGCAGATCCAACGATTACTTTGTCTGGTGCCGTAACAGGTTCTGGTACAATGACAAACCTTGGTAACGTTGCAATTACTACTACAGCAACAGCTGATCCAACGTTAACTTTGTCAGGTGACTTAAGCGGTTCTGCTACATTCACTAACTTGGGTAATGCTACACTAACAGCAACAGTTGCTAACAATAGTCATACGCACGTATCTAGCAATATCACTGATTTAACTGAGAAAGTGCAAGATCTTGTTGGTGGAATGGTTGCTGGTAATAGCGAGTCTGGTATTACTGTTACGTATAACGATTCTGCCGCAAAGCTTAATTTTGATGTTAATGATCCTACTATTACTTTAACAGGTGATGTGACTGGTTCTGCTACAATGACTAACTTAGGTTCAATGAGTATCGCTACTACCGTAGCTACTGCTCCTACCTTAAACGTGTATGATGTAAACGGAACTCGACTGTACCCATAAACCTATAGGATATTATTGTGGCAAGACCATTAAAAGTAAATAACACATCTCCTAAAAGTTTAAAGGAGATGTCTGATGCAGAGATGAATTACATTGCTAATAGAATTCTCGGTGCATATCAATCCGATAACTTAGGAGCTATTACTGTCAACTCTAACCCTGGCGGATATACTAATATAGGCGCATTTGTCGATACTGCTAGGCCGGGATCTGTAGGAGATCACCCAGCATCTTCTACTATTAATAGCACATCATATACCTTTAGGCAAAACCGTCAATCTGGTTCAGAAGCTCACGCTGGTCCTATGGTATGGGATGCCGCATTAGATGGTATTCAACAGGGAGGCAGTGCAGAACTAGATGCTGATATAAACCGACGTACATTTGAAATTATGTCGGCAGGTGGATTAGCGAGTTATGTGTTACAAACAAGTGCTCCTTCAGGAGGAGTATGGACTACACGGGCTACAATAACTGATAGCTCTATTAGCGGTAATGCTACTACTAAATTATGGCAAAAGACCTCAGAAACTGCGCCGACTGCTATTAGACCATTGCTATGGAACAGCGGTTTAGATGGCATAAAAGAAGCAACTAATGCTGAAATAGCTTTACTAGTTAAACAGTATCATAATTGGTTAATAGCTAATAATAAAGGGCTTTATTATGCATCAGCTTCTGCTCCAGGTACAGGTACATGGGTTCAAGTAGGTTCTGTATTCACTGATACTCGTCAACAACGTACTAACCAAAACTATACTGGCACTTATACTGGCACATACACTGGCACTTATACTGGCAATTATTCTGCTAACTATGCTAGGAATTTTACTGGCAATTATGCTGGGACTTACGCTGGTACCTATGTAGTTTACTACGGTTCAGGTAGATATGGGTATTTTACAGGATATTATACTGGTAATTATAGTGGCACTTATACTGGCTACTTTGCTGGAAGTCGACAGCATTCTTATACTGGCAACTATACTGGTAATTATAGTGGCACTTATACTGGTGCAACAATTCAAGCGGCTAAAGAAAACGTATCAACAATAAAGCTTTGGCTTAGGACTGCATAGTCTAGTTAAAGTTATATAAAATTAAAGGTATAATCATGAATGTAGTATCAAAGAAATACAGTGATCCAATATGGAGCAATAACGATAAAGCTCAGGTATTAGTTACTATCACTACAGAAACAGAAGACGGCAATATATTAATACAGTCTGCTTCTGTTTCTAAAGATGAAAGTAATCCTGATTGGCAAGCTATCGTAAAAGAATATAAAGTAACTGGTATAGATAATAATACCAAAGCTATTATAGATTCACATAAAGAAAATCTCATAACACAAAGCGCTGTTAGAAAAGAAGAACGAGCAGCTGACGTAGAACGTGGAAAACAAGAAAAGTTATTTGAAACTAAGCTTGCTATCTTTGAGATTGAAAATATTAAGAACTCTAAAGATCGTAAGATCAAAGCTTTGATTCGTAAAGCACCCACTGAAGTTGAAGCAATGGCTTATGCCAGCGCTCTTTTATTGAATGTAATTAATGAAACTCCAAAATCAAAAACATAATGGTTATCTAATTGCTGCGACTCAGTCTAAGTATTATTATCAAAGTGCGATAAACTTAGCTGAGTCTATATTAGATCATTTCCCAGATGCAAAGATTGCATTGTTCACTGAAGAAGGTTTATTTGAAGATATTCATTTAGATCTATTCGATCACATAAATCTAGAAACTCCTTCACATTGCCGTGGTAAGCTATGGGCTTTGTCACGAACTCCTTATATCAATACAATGTATATCGATGCTGATTGCGAAGTGATGCATGAAGACATCAGTCTTGCATTTAATGAAATGAGCGGTGATATTACTCTCACTAGCATTAGACCATACTCTGGCGCACAAGTAAAATTTAATAATAATACCGAAGAAATGGTGTACCATTGCGGTGTTTTATGTTATAATAATAGTGCGTTAACAATAGAGTTTATGAAAGATTGGTGGGAAGAATATGAATACCAACATAGAATAGAACCTTGGCCATACCCAGATGATGCATCGTTAAGGCCATGGGATCAGTATACGTTTTGGCGTTTGCTAAGAATGGATAAATACAAAGACATTAATCTTAATATATTTAAAGACGATGCGAGATGGAATTTCGTAAACAACTATAAAAAAGATGAAGCAGTGGGTGAGATAATAATATATCACCATACATTAGATGGAGATAAGGTGCATGCGGGTTCTATCAAAGATTGATCCAGAATTATTAGAAATTTTAGATTGGTGGAAGGAATGGATTTTATCTTTAGATATTGAAGCTAATGCAGACCTTGGAAGACAAGGCGCGTATAATCATGACTACGGAACAAGTGTTGAATATCTAGAACAGCTTCAAGAAGAAGCACATCTTGGATTTCCAGAGTGTAGTAAAGGTGTATCATTCGGCACGGTACCAAGACGTTATCCTATTGAATGGGAAGCAAAGGTAAAGGAATGTGATAAGAAGCTTATTAGATTTCTTGGTGCAAGGAACGGTGCGGTTAAGATGTATTATCCTAAGGACGGTTTCTTAGGTTGGCATAATAATGCTAATGCTCCAGGTTATAATATCATTATGTCATACACTGAAAACGGTGGTGGCTATTTTAAATATCAGGATCCTATTACAAAAGAGATTGTTAAGATAGATGATCCAGGTGGATGGACTGTTAAGGTAGGATATTTTGGTGCACACGATGAACCTAATCATATATTCTGGCACTCTGCAGGTACTGATGTGCCAAGGCTTACATTAGCTTATGTGATACCAGATAAGTGGATGTGGGAAGAGATGATCATGGATATAAGTGATGACTGAGTTCTTCATACATCCATGGTTCAGTAGGACCATTAAACAAACACACTAAAGATTCTTCTGTGTAGAATAGATCTATAGTATCATATGGCATTAATTTAGTTTTTACTTCATTCTTAAAGTTCTTGTGCTTTCCAATATAATCATCGGACATTCCATATAATCTAGAGTATATTAATCCTTCTGGAAAATACTCTAGATTGAATCCTTCATGGAATAAAAATCTATCAATGCCTTTATACTTAACCATATAGTAATCAGCATTAGCATCAAAGTAGTCCCAGATATAATCTAAAGAACCTGCTTCCCATACAAGTACACTTGAATTAACGTACATATTATATCGTTCTTTATGCTTTGGTGAAGATCCATCTGTAACGAAATCACCTTTCCAATAGCAACGAATCATTCTAAGATTATCACACTTATAGTCTAAAAGTGATTCTATATCGTTTTGAATAACAACATCTATATCAAAATATAAACATGTACCTTTCACAAAATCCTTCCGGAACATTGCAAGCTTGTTCCAGTAAATTTCCAGGTCATTATCTAAAGGCATAGATATACTATCGCACTCAAGTCCGGTAGGATCTTCTGTATAACAGTAAAATTTATGAGGCACCTTAAGATATTTCTGCACGTTTCTTTGAAGTCTATTGACATCGTGTGCAGAATACTTAGTACCCCATTTAACGCATATAACATTTATCATAAGGCTATTTATTATGTTCGTAATGGACGCAACAACTCAAAGAGCTATTAAGAAATATCCTCATCGAGCAGTAGACATAGCACAATCATATAACGAAAAGCAAGTTAAGTGTAAGGATTGGTTATGCGATCACTTATACTTTGATATGAGAACTCAAAAGTTTGATAGGATATATGTTGCAGGGAGTTGGTATGGTAATGTGCTTGTGCCTCGATTAAAAGAAATCTATCCTGACACAGAAATAAGGTTGCATGATATAGATGAAGAAGTAGTGAGCATATCAAAAAACATATTCTTTAAAGATGACGATCTTGTTAAGACCGAGCTCATTGACTGCTCAGTATATGAATATAAATATTTAGCAATTAATACTTCATGTGAACATATGCCTCCACTTAAAGTAAGGCCAGGTTCATATGTGGCATTACAGAGTAACAACTATCGTGAAATAGAAGATCACACTAACTGTGTAGATTCTGCTCTTGAATTAGCAGATCAATATGGTGTCAAAGATATAATCTTCGAAGGTGATTTAGAGTTTGAAAAATATACAAGATTTATGGTTATAGGAAGAGTATAATGTACGAAAGAGATATTACTAAAATACATCTAGAGATTACAAATAGATGTAATGCAGCATGTCCAGCATGTCCTAGAACTGGGGATTTTAAGGGTAAATTAGCTGGACATATGGTTACGTCTGGTTGGCACGATATATCTCTAGATGATATAAAGGAAATTCATAGCCAAGTGCCAAAGCTTGAAGGTGTAAATTTATGTGGCAACTTTGGAGATCCTGCTGCGGCACCAGACTTTTTTAAAATAGTTAATTATTTTGCTGATAATAATATATCGGTTATAGTGTCTACTAATGGAGGACCACGTACATCAAAGGCCTGGGCAAGTATTGCTCGTCCAAATGTTAAGATCTCTTTCCATATTGATGGTGATGAAGACACAAATCACATTTATAGAGTAGGTACTAAGTGGGATAAAATAATGGCTAACGCTCAAGCATATCTTGATGCAGGAGGAGTAGGTGATTGGACGCTTATACCCTTTAAACATAATGAGCACATTATCGATAAATGCGAACAACTGTCAAAGGAAATGGGGTTTCGCCAGTTTAAAGTTAAGAAATCATATAGAGTAGGTAATAACGATAGCACTTCTCAACCAATAGAACTACCGGTTAATAAGAAATACGTTAATGAATACGTGCATAAGAACGTCAACAGAGATATTATCTGTAAAGCAAAAGATGAAGATGAAATTTATATTTCTGCAGACGGAGATGTTGCACCATGTTGCTGGACAGGTTCAAATATGTGGCAAGAGAAATACAAAAATCCTTTATCTCCAAAGTCTCCATCTATAGAAAAGAAATATTTTGTAGACTTTGATAATAACTTTAGAACTAATCCGCTTGGAAATATCATTGATTGTTATATAGGTAAAACAGATCAATGGGAAACTGCATGGGACTGTAAGGCATTTGGAGTGTGCAATAAAAGTTGTGGCACGAGCAAGTGGTTAGATAGGTATCAAGAAAGATCATGATGGGTTTAGCAGATGATCCCAGGTATCGCAAACTAGGATGTAACATTGACATCACTGATAAGTGCGTACTAGCTTGTCCAAAATGTATGAGGCAAACTTGTCCAGGCTTGTATAAGCGTGGATCAGATCTTCTTCCTGAAGATTTTAGAAAAATGGCTAAGTTCTTTAATAAGGTATCTTGGTGTGGACAAATGGGTGATCCAATATATCATCCGAACATGCATGGTCTATTAGACGTGGCAATAGAAGAACAGGTTAACCTGACAATAGCGACAAATGGATTTGGTAAGAAAGATAAATGGTGGGATGTGTCATATGAAAAAGCTGCTCAAATAAAAAAGCATAGATGGATATTTGGAGTAGACGGCTTACCTAAAGATAGTCATAAGTACCGAGTTAATCAAGATGGTGAAGCTGTATTTAAACAGATGATTCGTGGTGTTAAAGCGGGTAATAATATATGCTGGCAATATATAGTCTTCTCTTACAATGAGAATGACATAGACGAAGCTAGGAAGATGGCAGAAGATAACGGTATAGATTTTATGTTATTAGAATCTAGTAGATGGTACACTGAAGATGATCCGCTTAAACCTACTAAACATTTTATTGATAGAATCGTTGGAAGAGAAATAGAGATGAACTCATGAAACTATATCCTAGATGTTTAAAATTAGAGAATGAAGCAACATTAAGTGCTACTGGTTATATAGTTCCATGTTGCTGGGCTGATAGTCCAGCGTTTGAAGGCATGGAAAGTTTAGTTCAACCGCACTTACATATTAGTAATGTTAATGATGTGCAAGATATTATACTATCAACTGAATGGGATCAGTTCTTTAGTGACTTAATAGAGAAGCCAGACGATGCTCCTCCTGTTTGTAAGCAGCATTGTTGCACCGATAAGTCTTTTAAAAATAGAGGTGACCGTGAAATTAACCGTTGAAGGAAAAACAATAGGGTTTTTTGATTTTGATTATAGATCTATTTCAGATAAAATAGGAGTATCAGTATCAGGAGGATCTGACTCTGCTTTAATGTTTTATCTTATGGCAAAATATTTGAAGGGAGTAACTTTACAACCATGGAGCTGCGTAGACTTAGCAGAAGATCAGCTAAGATCTAGACCACACACAATAGACGCTGCGGAAAGAGTAATACAATATGTAAGAGATAAGTTTCCAGACGCAGATATAGCTCCAAGTCATCAATTTGAAATTCATAGAGATGCACCAGGAATGTTAGCTCAAGCTAAATTAGTTAACGTGCCCGGCTGGAGAAATTATCCGATGATGGATAAAGGTGTTGTAAAAATCTTAAATATGGAAAAGCATAATAAACACGCGTTTGAAACCGGCATGTACGGTTTACTATGCGGTGGCACTACTATGAATCCTCCTCAAGAAATACTTGATGAGTGGCGTAGAAACGATTCTAAAGTCTATTGGGAACCAAGAAGAAGTAGAGAAAATGGCACTCTTTATAATGCCTCTCCTACTTCGCTAAGTCATTATAAACCGTTTGTAAATGTCGATAAAAAGTTCTTAGCTGATTTATATAGGCAAGAGGGTATTATGGATTTGCATAATATATCTGAAAGCTGCACTGGATTTGCTGCTGATACTAATTGGTTTACAGAACCATGTAAGAAATGCTTTTGGTGCCATGAAAGATATTGGGCATTTGGATCATATGACGGCGGAAGACAATGATACATATACTTACTCTTAAAGTAGGTACTAAGTATTCTGTGGACTATGTCAATAGGTTATACAATAGTATTAAAAGAAATACCTCAGAAGAATTTAAACTTTATTGCTATACTGATGATAATAAAGGTGTACATTCTGATATAACTGTGATACAATTAGATAATCAACAGCAGTTCAAACTTCAATGGCATAAGATTAAATTCCATAAATCTGGATTTGGTGATATACCTGTAGGCGATAAGTGTTTAATACTTGATATTGATTGGATCATTACAGGTAACATGAATGATATACTATCTTACGATCTAGGAAAGAATACATTCGGTTGCTTTGAAAGATGGTGGTCTAACCTAACTCATCTTTGTAAGATCAATGGTGGATTTCAGATGTATCATATGGGAGACACCGATCATCTATGGGAAGAGTTTATAAAAGATCCAGAGTATTGGCAAGAGTATTTTATAAATAATGGACTAGCACAAGGTCCAGTGAATGGTGAACAAAACTTTATTGATATGCACGTAGGATTAAATAGAGAATGGTTGCAACCTACATGGTTCGCAAAGTATCAAGAAGAAAGATTAAGTGATATTCAATTTAACTGGAATAAGTCGTGCGGTATATCAGAGCCATTCTTCATGGGCGGTGAGTTTCACGAAGATATTAAAATGGTACACTTCTCAGACTCAGATAACAATATGGAATTAGTAAAGGATGATTGGATTAATGACTACTGGTATTAAGTATAATGACTGATGATGAAAAGGCGCTATTTCGCCTACACACTATGGCAGATTGGGTAGAGTTTAAAGGCTTTAAACAAAAGAAAATGCTAGAAGAATTAAAGCCATACGATAACGACTGGAAGAGATATAATCCAAAAAAGCCTAATAACCGTTGGGGACTAAGTGTCACGAGCATTGATGGTGGGCTTTCTGGAATACCAGATCTTACTAGTCTATTAGACTATGAATTACAAACTGGAATATCTTTAAAAAATGAAGATTTGGATGTGCCTACACCTGTGTGGACAGAAAGCACTGAACTAAAACGATTACTTGAACCGTGGAAAAAATGGGTAACTCGTTGTCATTTCCTACGTATGGACAGAGGTAGTTTTTTTCCTGATCACAATGATGTTAACAAACATGATTTTAGCTATGATGAAATTAGATTAGTTGGTTTTGTTGATTGTAATGAGTATAATTTTAAATGGATATACGATGATAAAATTATTAAAGGTAACCCAGGTTCTCTTTGGTATTTTAACGGAAACAAAAGACATTCTGTGTTTTCAACGCAGGACGGTGTGATGCTATTGGTTGTTTGTTTAAAGTGGGATAAAGATTTATTCCTACATATCTTAGATAACAGTAAAGCAAGATAGTGTATTCTTTAGTATGGTGTTTATCCGGAGTAGCATCGGGTGTTGTGTTTGGCATTATACCAGGTGCCGGTCCGTTCTTAGCTATTGCTACAATATATCCGCTACTGCTTAACTTAGATCCGTTCAATATATTAATCTACTATATTGCTCTTCTTATCACGACAAATTATACTAATAGCGTAACAGCTATTCTTTATGGCATACCTGGAGATCCTACAGCAGTAGTAACAGCACGACACGGTCATGCATTATTTCTAAAAGGTGAAGGTCACCTTGCAGTGAGTAGTAATGCAGTATCTAGTACAATAGGATCTATCTTTGCGATATCATTATTTCTTTTGTTTCTACCAAATATTTACATAGCTTTTCAGTTTTATAATAGTACTATACAACTTGTAGTAATCTCATTAGCCGTAGTTTTATTAACATTACTATCTAAACAGAAAATATGGTTAACCATTCCCTTGTTTATATTAGGTGGAGTGCTTGCAAAGATAGGATTTGATAACCTATCATATCAGACGTGGGGAACATTCGGGTTTGAGTATTTGACATTAGGTATTCCATTTAGTGCTGTGATGATAGGCTTATATATTATACCTGAGATAATAAAGTTTAGAAATTTAGACATAACTCAACATCAATCAATTACTAAATTTGGTTATGCTAGAAATACGTTAGGCGCAACATGGGTAGGAAGTTTTGTAGGGTTTTGGTGTGGTCTTATTCCAGGCGTTACTAATATCTTAGGTAGTTATCTGAGTTCTAATCTCGTTAAGACAGACATAAACAAAATAGCAGCTGCTGAGGCAGCAAATAATAGTGGAGCATTGAGTTCACTATTGCCATTAATTATTCTTGGAATACCAATCGTAGGTAGCGAGGTATTGATATACTACCTAATCCTAACTAAGGGATTCACTTTTGGAATAGACACATTACCAGTATTTTCTGATATACTATATTACATACCTTTAATATTAGGTACATGTCTATTCTTGTCATGGGTGTGTTTTAATCAACTTGGTAGTTTAGCATACCTATATAAGAAGTACAAGAATTCCTTTACTATAGGTATAGTATTGTTTATCTCTATCATGAGCATATACATATACCCAGTAAAGGAATGGATGATTATAGCTCTAGTAATATTAAGTGTATTAGGATATTGCCTAAAGAACTTAGACACGTTTCCTGTGCTATACGGATATTTTTTAACAGATTTATTTTGGGATAACTTAATGCGAGTCATGGTAATATACGGATGAAGAATTTAATACTAGGATATGAGCGCGGCCGTAACAAATGGGAAACTATTCATAGAGCGCTGTTAGATATAGGTCAAGATGCTGATGTAGTGGTAGAGGACTTTGATAAAATAGAAGGGCCATATGATAGAATTATCACTGTAGCAGAAAGTCTATTACCTATTCAAGCTGAGCTAGAAAAGAAATGGGGTCTTAGTAACCTATCAATAGAATCAGCTAATATTTTATCTGATAAGAAACTAATGGATGATTTTTGTATTAGTATTGGACTAGAGAATCTTATACCTGACAGTGTTATACCAAAATCTCCAAGTGATTTAGATATATTTAAAGATAGACCCTTTATAATAAAACCAACAATAGGTTCAGGCACTAAACAACACAGATCTTTTGATTACGTAACCTTTAATAATCAACAAGATTTTCTGCAGACTGTTGATGATTCTTTCTTTGAAGATAATAAAAGAGGGTATGATCAAACCTTATTTAATAATAGAACTAGTTACTATATGGCGCAAGAACAATTGCATATAGAAGCAGATCTCTATGGCCCATATTATTACGGAAAGAATAATATACTTTGGGTTAAGTGCAAAATTGCTGTAAATAAAATAGACGAATACAGCTATGAAACTAGATGTTTAAGCTGGATGAGTATTCCTACTAATAGTGTGCCAATAGATGTAAGAGCAGAAGCTCAAATGTTTATGGATACAATAACCGATGAATTGCAATTAAAAAATATGTTTTTCTCTGGACCAGATTATTACAAGTGGGGTTCAAACGTTAAATTGATAGATGCTAATCCAAGGCTTGGCCAGGGTCTTCAGATAATAAACAGCATGCATGACTATACTATTATTCCTAAGATATTATCAGGAAAACCATTCTCAATTGAAAATCATTTTTTGTGGAAGATTTCTACACTGAAGCCAGGTAGAATAAAGAGTATATCTGATACGTCACACTTGAGCGAGCATCTTGCAAGAACGAATAGAAAGGTCAAACCTGGTATGATAATTCCAGAATTTCAGCACACACAAATGGATGGATTTAGAATGGCCTTATACATAAAAGGCACTAACGAATCAGATATGCTAAAAACATATGAGACCGTTAATGCCCAATTACAAGACTGTATTGAATATTACTGAGTGTTTAACTCAACAGCAGCATTGACTTTCTTAACAATAGCTGCAGAGTTTTCAGCGTTTACAACCTGTGTAAGAGTACCATCAAAAGCTGTTTGCCATGCTTCAGTTTCTACTAATGCTTCAACAGTTTGACGATATTGTTTAACTGCGTGCTCTTCAGCATTCACTGATAGGATTACGTCAACAAATGCAAAGTCTAAATCACCTTGTGCACTAAACGCAAAACACGTACCATCAACTTCTACTTTAGCTTGTTTGGTTTGAGTAGTGAAAATAGTATCAGCATCTTTACCTAGATAACCTCGTACTGTATCACCGCTCCCGCCATAGGGAACAACGTTAAAAGTAATACCGTTGCTAGTACCTAAGCTATTAACAAACTTTGTAACTGCAGGTGAGTCGCCCCAAGTAGCTAGATTGATTGATTGTCCAGCCATTTCTTCTAACGATGAATATGTGCGACTGCACAATATTGTTTCGTATGCTTGAACAGCAACAATAGTATCTGCATCCATTACTACAGCCGGCAAAGACTCATCGCCTGGCCATTCTGTGCTCCACATAGTTAACACGTTCTTGTTATCAAAATGTGTATTAGCAATTACTGGGTTGCCTGCTTGTACAAATTTATGATTAAATTGCTCTCCTATCATGGTCAACACTGCCATGAAACCACCGCTGTCACTTCCAGTATTAACAACAGTTGTTACATCATGAGCATATGCCGATGATGAAGCCATTAACACTCCACTTACTGCTAAAGCACTTACATATTTTTTCATTATCATTGATCCTTCGATTTATATATTTTGTTTAGTGATACCGTTTGGTATGCATTATATATACACTTACAAAAGGAAGGTATACTCCCTTCCCTCAGATGTACTCTCTTATTATAACACACTTTGCGTTATTTGTACATATATAAATAAACTTATATTAAGATATTTATGTAGACTCTAGATTGTATAAATAGTTGTAAGAAATCTAATTAGTGAGAATTTGATGGCAGTATACGCAAACATTAACGCAGATCAAGGCACAAGCTTCTCTGCAACCGTTGTTGTAACAAGCTCTAACGGAGTGGATGCTGCAGACCTAACAGGTTATACTGCAGCTGCTCAAGCTCGTCGCACATATACCTCTTCAACATCGTATCCTTTCGTTGCAGTTATTAATACTCCATCACAAGGAATACTAACACTTTCGATGAGTCATACAGTTACTGAAACTATGAAGGGTCGATACTTATACGACGTTGAAGTAACTGATGGCTCTGGAACTATAACTAGGGTTATTGAAGGACAGCTCGAAGTTGGTCCTGGAATAACTAGATAAATAGGCTTATAATGACTGTACTCAAAGGCTCCATATCCCAAAGTAGTAATTTGAGAGTTAAGACTCTTAATCTATCTACCGGCAGGTTACTAGAATTAACTGACGTGGATCCCGTTGATCTCGGTGACGGTTCAGTCGTAGTATATAATGCAACAAGCGAGAAGTTCGAGATCAGAAGAAGAATGGAAAACGCTAATACCCGAATAATTGGAGGAACATACTAATGGCAACAGTCATTAAAATTAAAAATACTGACCAGAGTAAGTTGCCAGTAGACGGAAGTAGTAATCCGGTAATTGCAACTGGCGAGCTAGCTTACTCATCTCAAACACCACCTACACAAGCTAACTACGGTGGCCGACTTTATATCGGTACTGGTGATGATAGTGGTACAGGCTTCTCGCCAACGTATCAGGTTATTGGTGGCGCATACTTTACTACTATGCTTGATCATGTACACGGAACTGCTACCGCAGCTTCTGCAGTTATCTTAGATGCTAACAAGAAAATTGACGAATGGAATGTTGATAATCTTGTAATGGATGGCAACACTCTTTCTATCAACCAAACATCAGCTGCTAACGGTAACTTAACCATCGCTCCTGGTGGTTCTGGTGAGTTAGTAGTAACTGGTCCAGCAACGGTCAATGGTACGTTCGATGTTGTTGGTGTAACTACTTTAACAGGTGGAGTTGTTGGTACAGCTAACATCGGCTCAGCAACAATGAGCACGACAGGTGAAGCAACATTTGCATCAGCTATTGTTAGTGATCTTACAGCAGGTCGTGTAACCTTCGCAGGTACTGCAGGCGCACTCGTTGATACTAACAACTTGTTATATAACGTAAGCACTGGTAAGTTAACAGTAACAGGTTCGCTTGACGTTGATAACGTAAGACTTGATGCTAATACAATTTCTACATTGAGTGGCTCACTACTTATTGCGCCTTCTGCTAATGCTGAAACGATCATCTCTTCTACTTCAGCTCTTAGAGTTCCAGCTGGTAATTCAAGCGAACGACCAGGAACAGCAGTTACTGGCCAGATTCGTTATAACAGTACAACTACACAGTTCGAAGGATATTCTAGTTCTGCATGGCAAGGTCTTGGTGGTGTCATTGATGCTGACCAAAACACATATATCATCGCAGCACCTAGTTCTAACCTAACAGTACCTTCAAACCAACAAGCAGATACTATCTACTTTGTAACTGGTGGTGCTTATCAAGGTAAGATTGATTCTGCTTCTGGTATGACAATCAACGAAGTTCGTGTTGACGGTTCAACTGTTGGTACTACCTCAGGCGATCTTTATTTAGATCCTGGTCACACAGGTTCAGGTTCACCTACTGGTAGCGTTGTAGTATATGGTAACCTTAGTGTTATGGGTACTTCAACTACAGTTAATTCAAACACTGTTACTGTTGATGATCCTGTATTTACTTTGGGTGGTGATACTGCTCCAAGTGCTGATGATAACAAAGATCGTGGTATTGAGTTTAGATGGCATAACGGTACAGGCGCAAAGGTTGGTTTCTTTGGTTACGACGATTCAGCATCTCGCTTTAAGTTTGTTGCTGATGCGACTAACACCTCTGAAGTATTTGCAGGAAGTGCTGGTGATGTAGAATTTGGTAACGCTCTTATCGATTCTATGACCTTGTCAAGTGGCAACTTTGGTGGCGGCAAATCCGTACCTTGGTTCAATACTTCAGGAGTTATGGGATTCTTAGTAGACGATGCTTCATCTGCATACGGAACTGAAGGTCAAACTCTTCAGACTACTTCAGACGGAACTCCTTTCTTTGGTCACATTGATTGCGGCACTTACTAAAATTATGGTAATCAGGACTCAGGATAAATAAGCCTGAGTCCTATAACAACTTGAGGTATATAATGGATCAAGAATTAATGAACGTCTATATCAATAAACAGAATAGACTAATTGGCGATTTGATTAATAAGAATTTGATGTTAGATTCACAATTAGAAATTGCAAACCAAAAGATTGCAAAGTTATCTGAAGATGTGGATAAGACAAAAGAAGATACACCATATAAGTAGGGTTTCCGATGGCAACAGTAATAAGACATAAGAATAGCAGTACGGGAGGTAGTGCACCAACTACAAGCAATCTCGCGCTCGGTGAATTTGCCATCAATACAACTGACGGTGATATTTACTTAAAGAAATCAGTTGGTGGCACTGAATCAATTGTAAAGTTTGCTGGTAGCGAAATAGGTGCTTCAGCAACTAGTATGACGGTCAATGCCTTTACCGGCAATGGATCAACAAGAGCTTATACTCTTGGTAGCATACCTGACAATGATCAATTAGTCTTTGCTACTATTAACGGTATAAACCAACATATAACTACGTACTCATTAAGTAGCAATGTTTTAACATTTACTACAGCTCCTGGAAATGGAGATGCAGTAGAAATACGAGTGCTCTCAAGCGATTCAACAGTCGTTAGCTTAAGGGATTATGCGAGTTATGTTTACACTATCTCAACAACCACCGGCTCTTTAAGCGGAGGAGATGATACTAGTGCAACGCTAGCTTATGATACTAATAAGTTGAACGTATACCAAAACGGTGTGCGACTTATCAATGGCTCTGACTATACTGCTACTAACGGAACTTCAGTCGCATTCACTACTTCATTAGAATCTGGTGACATCGTTGAAATCGAATCGTTTGGTAGAGCTTCAATTGCATCTCATGATGCTCTTCAACCAGGTGGTGCAGCGTTAAGTACTACTGCTACAAACCAAACAGTTGATACATTTACGAAAACTCAGTATCGAAGTGCAAAGTATTTAGTTCAAGCTGCTGCAGGTACTGCATATCATTGTTCTGAAGTGTTACTTATTCATGACGGTACAAACACACACATGACAGAATATGGAGTAATATATACAGGTAGTTCATTGTATACTGTAAGCTCTGATATTTCTGGTGCTACTGTGAGACTATTATGTAGTCCTGTTAATGCAAATACAACTATTAAACTTCAAAGACTTACGGTGGTCGCATAAATGTCA